CTTCCCGGACGGACTCCAGCTTCTTCAGGGTGCCAACGTCATCGATGTCAAATCGGTATTGACGACGGGAGAGACGACAGCGGCGGGTGTCATTCGGGCGAACCTGGCGGTTGACCGGGATGTGAAGGCTGAGGTGCTGGCTCCTTCCGGGATTTTCATCGAGCGTTTGGACCGCACAGTAAAGATCACGGTCACGGGTTTGGAGGACGAGGAGGTGACGGGGTACAACTTCTACGCCTCCGCCTTTCCCGGAGGCGGGATCACCGGGTACAAGAGGGTCAGCATCCAGCCTGTCATCTCCTATGACACAGAGGAGGTCTTGTCTCTTATCGGCATCCTAGACGTGGACATGGATGTGCCTCTGAACGATGATGGCACACCCCTAGCCAATCCTCTGCTTTTCCGCACCATGGGGATGCAGGTGAATCTTGCGGGCGACATCCTCCAGTCGGACTTTGACGAGAGTATTCGGATACCGGACAGCACGACCCATTTCCGCACCTCTGTTGGGATAGACTCAGTTTCTCTCGTGAAGAAGTTCTCCTTCACACACAATCGAGCGGCACTGCCTACGGATGCGAAAAATCCAGCGGTTCCATACAATGACTTCCAGGCCCTCCCCGATGAGGATCCCCTGTACTATGCGGTCACTGCCATCTACCTCATCGATGGTGTGGAGTACGAATCTCAGGTGTCCCAGGAGGTTGCGGGGGCACCTCTCATCGTGACCCCCCAGGTAGCGAACCTCCCGGCTGTTTCCCGGCAGCAGGTCGTGCGAGACACCACACTGGCGATCTTCCGGTCCCACCCCGAAGTGGACGTGAAGCCCGGCTCTTACCTCAGGGACACCTTCATCGACCCCTTCTCTACGGAGGCGGAACGTATCCGTTTCATCGTGGGGTTCCTCCAGGCGGGGCAGAGCTTCACCACGCTGCTGGCTATCGATGACCCCACTGGGTCGGGTACGTCGCTACCTGTGACACAGAGTCCGTACAAGATTGCCCTCAAGCAGGCGTTCTACCTGCAAGACACGGCATCGGTACAGAACCTGGTGGACAATGCTTTCGACCATCTGGCAGCCAGGCGAGGGGTTCAGCGGCGGGCTGGGTACCGTGCCCATGGTGAGGTGCTCTTCTATGTGACCAACCGACCGACCTCTACCCGCTTTATCCCGATTGGGACGATTGTGACGAGCGGTTCAGTGAGGTTCCGCACTACGTCCGCAGCCCGTATCTCACCCACAGGGACAGGGACGACCTACAGTCCTGCCACCGGACGCTGGACGACCCGAGCCTACGTCCAGGCGCTGGAGGCGGGGGAAGCAGGGAACCTGACGAGAGATCAGATCCGCACCGTTCAGAATGGCCCCACCGATGTACAGGTCACGAACCCGAACAACACCTTCGGTGGTCGAAACACGGAGTCCAACTACGCCCTTGCGATTCGTGCAGACGGCGTATTGGCTTCGGTGGATTCGGGGACGTACAGGGGTCTCACTCAGGATGCCTCGGATGTGCCTGGGGTGCGTCAGGTGAACGTGGTAGAGGCAGGGCACACCCTCATGATGAGGGACTTGGATGTCACAACAGGCAGGCACTGGGGCGGCAAGGTGGATGTGTGGACCCGTGGAGACAGTAGTGCCACGCTCACCGACTCCTTTGCCTTCTCGTTCGAGTCGGTAATCGACGGACAGTTCGAGGCAGTGGGGGACATCGGAAACCTCAAGTTCCGGGCGATCAACTCCCGTGTGACCGAGGACTTCCCCATCATTGAGATGCTCAACATCCCTGACTGGGAGTTGGAGTTCAGGGACGAAACGAAGGGGACTGTGCTGGACCTGAGGGACGCTGAGATCATCCGACCGGATGGGTTGCAGCTTTCCGCCACCTACAATGATCCGACGCTGTTGCACTATCTGGACGTGTTCCGAGGCTCCTACCGCTTCCGCACGAGTAACAAGTTCGTGTTCAGCCGTCAGCCCGTGGGCGAGATCAACTCCTTCTACAAGCTGCTGGCCTCGGGTGACAAGAGCGTCGTCAGCACCTCGGCATACAAGCTATTCCATCCAGGCGACCCAATGGTGCTGGGACGGTCCACAGAGGCTGGGGACTACATCCAGGTGGTGGAGCCTCTGGACGGGACACCTCCTGTGAACATTCCCTCCGGTGACCCCATCGTGATCACGGGGGAGAGTCACGTACTCCTCTCCGGGCCTGAGTATCTGGAGAACCTCGGGATTAACCCATACACGGTCCACGTCTACAACTTTGACCGTTCCATCGAGTACAACGGTCCCTTCCACTCTTCCTCAGTCAAGGATTACACCCTGGTAGAGGAGGTGGATGAGACTCCCGTTGCCTTTGTCCCGGTTACGGGCGGGCGGTTGTTGGAAGGGATGCAAGTCATCGTTGACTATCAGCACGACGAAAACTACTCGGTGGAGTACATGATCAACGCCGTGGTTCAGGCCGTGCAGAACGCAGTGGACCTGAGCAGGCACGCCACCGCTGACGTGGTGTCCAAGGAGTCCATCCCGGCGGGTGTGAATATTTCCGGGACGGTTGTCATCCTCAGGAACCAGCAGTCCTCGGTGGTGGACGGCAACATCCGCACAGAGTTGGGTCGAGTGTTCGGGGCAATGACCCTGGCCCAGCCTCTCCGTCAGAGCGACGTCATCAGTGCAATCGAAACGGTGCAGGGAGTGTCCTACGCTGTAGTTCCTCTGACCCATCTGGCCAGGCAGGACGGTTCTACTGTGGTGCGGGAAGAGGTTGTGACCTCGCAGGGAGGCACAGATTGGGTAGACATTTCCTCCGTTTCAACTCACGCCTGGCATGACGATGCTGTGACGATCTACTTGGTCACCAACCCCCTGTACAGTAACACCACGGATGGGGGCGGCGACTACAACGAATTCCGAGGCGTTTTCATTGACGACGTTCCCCAGACCCTCTTTGACGTTGTGCCTCAATTCGACGGGGCACCGCTTAAGGGCGTGGCCAACGGGGCGTGCATCATCGGTGACGATGGGATGAGCATCCCAGGGTACCTTGGGGCCACGGCCAACAGGATCTTGCTGGCACTCCCTACGGGGGTGAATCCTTCGGACGGTACCTTGAAGGTGACCTACATTGCCATGGACGACAGCGGGGTGAAGAACATCGAACCGGGGCCTGCGGAGTATCTGGTGTTGGGTGACCTGGAGTTTACCTATGATGAGGACCGGGACTTCTCGGCTCTGGTGACAGGGCGGAGCTAATGACAATCATCACCGTCAGATGGCGGGAAGGTGGCGAACGCATGGAGAAGGCCGTGGAGAGGCTGCCCTGGACGGGTCACATCCTGGACGAGGTGATCTTTCACCGACCCCCCACCGTTTTGGAGTTGGCTGCCTTGACGCAGCATCTCAGGGGGCCGAGGACCCGTTGGAAGATGCTGACGGATAAGGGGTGGCGTGGGGGCTCAATCTGGGGGGCACGGGATGGCTGATCCTACGGACAAAAACCTCCTGCCAGGACTGCTGGCGCAGAATCCGTCCCTCTGGGAAAAGGACTCCCAGGATCATAAACGGAAGGTGCAGGAGCAGGTAGAGCGGGTGATGACGGTGTTCCGCCAACTCATCCCCAGCAACTATGTTAGCAATGTGCCTGGTCCTTTCTACATGACGCAGTTCCAGTCGGCAGCGGAGCAGATTGCCGACTTCCAGATCACGGCCCAAGAGGTCTTTGCTGACTCGTTCTATGATTTCACCCGTTCCGAGGTGCTCTATCAGATCCTTGGTGATCTGGTGTTCCCCGACGCCCGGACCTATGGGTATCCTGAGCTTGAGGGCGACCTGACCTACAGAGTGTTCCTCCAACGGATGGTGGTCCTTCTCCTTCGGGGAGCCACGACCTCGGTGCAGAAGGACGGTGTAGAGTTGCTCACGACTGCCACCGTCCAGGTGTTGGAGCGGGGCATAGAGGCCCGCAAACTCCTTGTGAGGGATGCGGACGGCACACTTCGCCCGACCTCCGCCTGGGCTGAAGCCGACGCTTTCACTTTTGAGATCAATATCAGCCAAGTGGCCGGAACTGTTGAGATTGACGGGGTCTCCGTTCCGCTGTACGGCTTCCCTGAGGACCCCTTCAAACTCCAGCGGAACGTCTATCTGGTGCTCCGGGCGCTGAAACCCGCCCACGCCCTTTATGACTATCGCCATCTCTTCCTGGACACCTTCGGGGAGATGTTCTCTGATGTTCACCGGGTCGACATGTCCTCCTACTACTACCAGGACTTCAGGCGGTACTGTCTCGGGGCCAAGAGGGTAGCAGGAACGGCGGGGATCACCTGGGCGAACAAGACCCTGTTCAGCGATCACCAGAGGGACTTCACGGGGATTGATCCCACGGCAATGCTGACTATCCTCTCCGGTCTGAACTCAATCCATGTTGGGGGCACTGAAGGGACACCCGCTTCCCAGGATATGTGCCACGTCGGTCGGTACGAGGTTCTGGAAGTTAAGTTTTTTGTTCAGGACGATCAGGTTGCCCGGCAGTACACCACGTTTCCCACGGGGCTGACGGGGTCGGCAACGGTGTCCGGGGACGAATTAGAGGACACGGCGCAGCTTTCCTGGCACACGATCCAGGAGGGTGAAATTCTGACCCTCCTGAGTGGCCCCAATGCAGGCTCCTATCGACTCAAGACTGTGTTGGGACAGTACGGGGGACCAGCGGGTAGCACATTGATAGCAGCACCGGCTACAGGGGTGAAGGTTGCCCCCAGCATCCTCCGGCTTCGTCGTCGGATGGGGGTCAGTGCTACTGGGCAGTCCTATGAGGTTCAGGTGGACAGGTTGGGAGTGCAGGAACCTCGTTTGGCTAGTCAGGAAGATGCCACCGTACAGTTTCTCATCTAAGCCGTCCATTGATGCGCCTATAAATTCGGTAGGGTGAGGTCTAGTCTGAAAGAAGTTGGGTTTGGGGTTACAGACTGTGGAGAGGGGACACAATGGTTTTACGTGAGAAAGTGCTCAAGTTGGCCCACGACCGGCCAGAATTTCGGAAGTACCTTGTTCCTTTGTTGAGAAGGTGTGCTGCTTCGACTCCCTCCTACCAGGAGTACGTGGACAAGAAGAGACAGAAGAATGAGCGTCCTCTCTCCAAGGATAAGTGGGAGAGGAGGGTGCTGCGCAACCGGGGGATCTCTGAGGGCCACGAAGAGTGGAAGAAGGACGAAGCGGCCAAGAAGGACCTGAAGAAGACGGATAAGTCCGACACCAAACGGAAGGACCGAAAGGAATTGTCCGATAAAGTTGTGAAATCCAGGGGTCTCAAGGATAAGGATCTTGAAGAAGTTCAGGCCTATCAGAAGAAGAATGTGAAGCCGGGTCAGAAGGGCAAATTGAAGCCCTGGGAACTCAAAGCTAAGTTCTTGGCAAAGGCCAGCCCTGAAACGAAAGAACGGATGAAGGGGCTGAACAACCAGGAGTTCATGGCGGTTCTCAATGCTATCATGGATGAGGACGAGGGTTAACCCAGTTTTTAGCCAATGAGGTAGGAGAACGTTTCTAGGGTTCTTGACAGTGTGTAACGGGGCGCTGGTTTCGGCATTAGCTGAAACGAAACTGTCCTCGTTGGAGTAGGGGCTAATTCCTACGTTTTTGTGCGTGGGGAAAGGTAGCAGAAGCCATGGCAGCGGTAATCGTCAGTAAACTATACACCTCTCCGGTTGGCCCCCAGGTTGGACCCACCGAGACGGGGATCAGCAGGAACGATCTACAAAAGGGCTACCGTGTGGTCTGTGAGTCACTTAACGTGGCGACGACCTACAGTTGGTCCCTTGTGTTCACTCCGGATTCCCCTGGCCCCACAGCGGCCTCTGGGAACGACTTCACAGGTACTCCGTCCACTGCGGGCCTGCTGCCCCCCGAGGGTAGCACGTCGGCCACGTGCAAGTTTGATGTAGACTGGGACGGTTCCTACCTCATCCGTCTCATCACTGATGCGGGCACGGTAGACGAGGACTCTCAGTTCATCCGGCTTCGATTGATGACTACCTTCGGTGATCTGAAGCTCATCGCCGCCGGGGAGCGTCGGGACCAAGGTGGTGTGGTTCCTGTGGACGCAGCGACCGAAGGGTGGTCGGATGTCCAGAACCAGAACATCCAGCGGCTGATGCTGATGGTGCGCCGGGGAATGACTACGGGCCGGACGCTCTACGTTGATCCCAACAGGGGGCGGACCTTCCTTACCTCTCAGGCGTCCGACGATACTACAAATATCGTGCGTGTCCCCGGACCGGACTCCGCAGCGAGAGATGAGAGTGGGATGCGGATGTCGGCGGTAGGGTGTGGGGACTTCTCCTCCATCTCTGAAGCCAT